GTAACTGTGGTAAGAGTAGGTGGTGTTGGTGGTTACCAACAAATAGCACCCTTAGCAATCTTCGCATCTGGCTCATCTACGCAATCAGTAGGTACTAAATTAATTGGTGTATTACACTCAACTAAAGTAGGAGATGAAAAAGTTGGTTTTACTGGAGCAAGTGTAGTTAGTGATTCTAATTTAGATGGTTCATTTGTAATCAACTCATTAACTGCTGGAGTAAATGTATCGGCATCAATATTACCATCAGCAACAAACGATTTAGCAGATGTATTTGGTGAATCTCCATTTGGAGCTAAGTCAGCATACGCATATTCATACTTTGAAAATATGGCGGGATACTATACTGGTTCTGCTGGGAATAATATTGTAATAACTAGAGTGGTATTACCAACTCAGGACTTTGCATATAATACAACTGCAGCAGAAACACCAATAGTTAAATCTCAATTGATTAGTGGTGAAAGATACGATTTATTTAATTTTGTAACTTTAGGACATGGTGATGTTTATAACACAAAATACAAAGTTGGTATTTCTAATGTAAAAGCAGCTGGTGAAGATGGAGCAACTGATTATTCAACTTTTACTGTAACAATTCGTTCATATAGTGATACTGATAAGAGAAAGAGTGTAATAGAAACATTTAATAATGTAAACTTAGATGCAGCATCTCCTAACTATATAGCTAGAAGAATTGGTGATAGATATAATACAATTGATTCTGATGGTAAAATAACTGAAAATGGTGATTACTCAAACAAATCAAAATATGTAAGAGTAGTTGTATCAGCAGCAGGTTCATTCCCAATATCAGCAGCACCATTTGGACATGGAGCATATACAAATCCAATTACAGCAACGAATAATGCAGAATCACTTTTAATACCTGCAGTAACATATCAAACTAATTCTACTGGTAACTCATCATCATCCCCAATTTATTTTAGTGGATTTGATTTTGAAACAACTGGTGTTAGTATGGATAACAAACAATATCTAAAAGCAATACCAACTGGAGCTCAAACGGGTTCAAACACATCATTCGCATTTGATTCACAATTATCATATGTAATGACCGGTTCGGCATCAACTGATATGGTTAAAAGACAATTTGTATTAGCATTCCAAGAAGGTTTTGATGGTATGAATCCAACTGTAACTAAAGCTAAAGCTGGTGATACTGATTGGGGTAATGCAAATACGCAAGGATTTAATTGCGCAACTTCAACATCATCTGGTTCAGTAGCATATACTAAAGCAATCAACGCAGTATCTAACCCTGATGAGTGGGATATCAATATGGTAGTAACACCGGGTATTGTAAGAAGTTTACACCCTGCAATTGTAACAAAAGCAATTGATATGGTTGAAAGTAGACAAGATGCATTTTATATCGCTGACTTCAATGATTTTGATGATACGATAACTGAAGCAACTGACCAAGCAAACGCAGTTGATTCTAACTATGTAGCAACTTACTATCCTTGGGTTAAGACAATAGATACAAACACAAACAAATTGATGAGTGTTCCACCATCAGTATTAATGCCCGCTGTTTTCGCAGCTAACGATAGATTAGCAGCAGAATGGTTCGCACCTGCTGGTTTGAATAGAGGTGGTATTACTGGAGCAGTTAGTGTTTTAAATAGATTAACACATTCTGAAAGAGATACTCTATATGAGAATAAAGTAAACCCAATCGCAGCATTCCCTGGACAAGGTATTGTAGCATTCGGACAGAAGACATTGCAAGATAAGGCATCAGCTTTAGATAGAATCAATGTTAGAAGATTACTTATTGTTCTTAAGAAGTTTGTAGCATCTACATCTCGTTATTTAGTGTTTGAACAAAATACATCTACAACTCGTAATAGATTCTTAAACACTGTGAACCCTTACTTAGAGGCAGTTCAACAAAGACAAGGTTTATACGCTTTCAGAGTTGTGATGGATGAAAGTAACAACACACCTGATGTAATTGATAGAAACATATTAGCAGGACAAATTTTCTTACAACCGGCTAAGACGGCGGAATTTATCGTAATAGATTTCAACATCTTACCAACTGGAGCAAGTTTCTCAGCATAATATAGAAAAACAAAAAGTGGATATTTATTAATATAAAATAAAAAGAATAAAATGGCAGAAATATTAGAGTTTGATAAGATGTTCTATACGAACTTCGAACCAAAAATGAAAAACAGATACATCTTAGAGTGGGATGGTGTACCTGGATATATGGTTAAAGCAGCAGCAAGACCTTCAATTCAATTTGAAACAATCACTTTAGACCATATCAACATTAAAAGAAAGTTGCAAGGTAAAGGTGAGTGGCAAGATATTACAATTACTCTTTATGACCCAATTGTACCATCGGCTGCACAATCAGTAATGGAGTGGATTAGATTGGGACATGAATCAATCACTGGTAGACGTGGATACGCAGATTTTTATAAGAAAGATTTGGATTTCTATATGTTGGGACCAGTTGGCGATAAAATAGAACAATGGAAAATCAAAGGCGCTTTCATTCAGCAAGCAAACTTTGGTGATGTAGCATTTGATTCTAACGAACCTGCAACAATTGAATTAACATTATCTTACGATTACGCTATTCTTGAATACTAATCTAAAAATAACAAAAATAAGGGGATTTTAAAAGAATCCCCTTTTTTATGCTTTTCAATTTTTTAAAAACTATGTATTTATATATACAAACTTAAAACAAAGTAAAGTTATGACAGAAAAAACATATGATTTTCCAACTGAAGTATTAGATTTACCATCAGGAGGAAAGATTTATCCAAAAGAAAGTCCTCTTTCATCTGGACAAATTACTATAAAGTATATGACCGCAAAAGAGGAAGATATACTTGCATCAACAAATTTAATTAGAAAAGGAATAGTATTAGATAAACTATTTGAATCTATTATTGTTGATAATGTAAATCCAAATGATATTATAATTGGTGATAAAAACGCTATAGTTTTAGCAACTAGATTGTTAGGATATGGTGCAGATTATCCAATTACTTTTTATTCAACTAAAACAGGTGAACAAATTGATGCTGTTGTTGACTTATCAAAAGTACAAACAAAGGAAGTAGATACATCTATTTTTAACAACAAAAATGAATTTGAATTTACATTACCTTCAAATGGTAAGAAAATAACATTCAAATTACTTACACATGGTGATGAGTTAGCAATTCAAAAAGATATAGATGCTTTGGAAAAATTAAACAAAGATTCATCTTTTGAAATTACTACTAGATTACGTCACATGATTAAAAGTGTTGAAGGTAATAACGATATATCAACAATATCTAAATTTGTTAATGGTCTGTTAGCAAAAGATAGTAAGGCTTTAAGAAATTACATAAAATCCATATCACCTGATGTTAATATGGTATTCACCCACATCCATGAAGATGGAGAAACCGAGGTAGTTCCCATTACGATGGGAGTTGGGTTTTTTTGGCCTTCCGAAAAATCATAGTTTAAATCTTCACACTCAAATATTTGAGATGGTGAATTACGGAAATGGGTTTACGGTAATGGATTTGTATAAAATGCCAACCCATCTTAGGAATTTCTACTACAATAAATTGGTAGATGCTAAGAAAAAAGAAAATCAGCAAGTAGAAACTGCAAATAAAGCATCTAAAGTTAGGATTAAGAGATAATTTCCCTTAAATCCTAACTTTTTTGTTTATAAGATATTTATAGATAATAACTAAAACAAATAGATATATGGCAAAGAAATATAAAATATCAAAGAGTAGTTTAACTGAATTTTTTGGATTATTTGGTAAACGAAAAAAACCAGAAGAAATTCAAAACCTAATAGATAATGACCCGGTATTAAAGCAATTGGATTCAAAATTAGCCGATATTAATAAAAAAGCATCAGAAAGAATGCTTAAAGATAAACCTTGGATGGCTACATTAATGAAAAAATACGGATATAACCCAAACGATTAATTAATATTAGATAATGGCATCTAAAGATGATAATAAGCGAATAGATAAAAATCAAAGTGTAATTAAGCATTTAAAGGAAGAAGCTAAACTTGCTACTGCTAATGCAAAAGCTAACGCTAAAGCTGCAGATGATGCTGCAAAAAAAGCAGATAATACGGCTGAAAAGCAAAAACAACATGATAAAGATTTATTACGATTAGAAAAAGCCAGAGCAAAAGAAAATGAAAATATACGAAAAGAATCCGATGGTATATTAAAGTCTTTAACTAGAATGCCAAAAGAGGTACAAGCTGCATTGGGAAAAACTATTAATGGTGGAGGACTTTATTTGGATATTGCAACAGACATAGTTCAATTAGAAAAACAAAGAGCTGGTTTAACCAAAGAACAGGTAGATAAAAATATAGAAAATGCATCATTTGCAACTAATATTTTAGATAAATACAAAGAGGCAGCAATTGAAGCAGATAAAACTAAAATGTCTTTATTTGGACAAACTGAAGCTGAAAAACAATTAGCTGAAATTGAAGCAAGACGAGATGAGTTGGGTGAAAATATGGTTCACAAATTAAAAGAAGCAATAGAAGCTACTGAAATTTTAGAACAAAAAACAGAAAGATTAACTGAAATTCAAGACGCTGGAAAGGAATTATATGAGGAAGCGCCGGAATCATTAAAAAGCGCAATTGATTTTACTAAAAAATTAGGAAAAGCAATGGTATCTGGCCCATTAGTGGCCATTGTATTGGTAGCAGCAGCTTTAGCAGCAGGTCTTGAGTCATTTAAGGAATTAGATAAGGCAAGTGAAGATTATAGGAAGACTTCCGGAATGACTGTTAAACAAACAGAGCATCTTGCCCATCAAGCGCATGAAATTGAAGTTGCATACAGAGGAGCTGGTGTAGAATTAAAACATATATTTGATGTAAGTAATGATTTAGCAAACGTTTTTGGTGATATGACTCACTTTTCAACTGCAACATACGCAGCATTGGGTGGGATACAAGCTAGAACTGGGGTAACATCGGAAACCGCAGCTAAAGTACAGGGTGTATTTGAGCAAGTAGCTGGACTTAGTGGTGAAACCTCCGCAAACTTACAACAACAAATTGCATCATTGGCTCAGCAAGGTAAAGTATCTCCTAAAGAGGTATTGGAAGATATTGCTGATAATGCAGAAGCAACCTCTACATTTTTTAAAGGAGATGTTACTGCACTTAAAAATCAAGTAATACAAGCGCATCAGTTAGGTACAACATTAACTAAAGTTGCAAAAACAGCAGAGGAATTATTAAATTTTGAAAGTGGTATTGAAGATGAATTAGTAGCAGCAACATTTGTTGGCGGACAATTCAATTTATCTACCGCTAGAGGATTGGCATATGCCGGTAAGACGGTAGAAGCACAAGAAGAAATCCTAAATCAATTAAATCAGGGAATTGGATTTAAAAACCAAGACATATTTGCACAAAAAGCATTAGCAAAAGCAGCTGGTATGAGTATTGAAGATATTAATAAGCAATTATTAATGAAAGAAAAACTTGCTCATTTAACTGGTGAAGATAAGAAAAATGCAGAAGCGGCTATTTCTGCTGGATTAGATGTAAAAGATTTAAATGATGAACAACTTAAGCAAAAAACTGATGAGTTTATTCAAGGACAAAAAATAACGGGGCAATTGACTGATATGGAAAATAGTTTTAAAGGTATAGTTGCTACAGTAGGTGGAGCATTAGTACCTATATTTACAGCATTAGGGCCTATATTAGAAGTAGTACTCGCACCAGTTAAATTTTTAGCATCTATTATTAGTGAAATACTTAACAATATGTATATCTTATTACCATTAGTGGGTACGTTGGCTCTATACTTTGGAGCAGCTGCACTTGAAGCAGCTGGTACAGCGTCTGCTATGTTAATGGGTGCAATTGGTGGTATATTTGAATCATTATCAAAAATTCCATTTGGATTAGGTTTGATTGGTGCTGGCGCAATAGTTGCTGGAATGCTAAGTATGGCTACAAGAGCAAAACATGTAGGTGATTTAAAAATGCCTGCTGGTGAAGGTCCAACTGTAACAACCGCAGAAGGTGCTATATACAAAGGAACTAAAAACGATGATGTTGCTATGGCACCTGGCATAACATCTAAATTGGATGAAGCATCTAAAGCGGGAAAAGTGGGAGCTGTAACACCTTTTGGTGGAGTAGCTACATCACATGCAATTAATATATTAGTAGATGAGATGAAACAAATGAGAAAAGATATGGCAAATAAATCAAATGATGTATATATGGATGGTTCAAAGGTTACAGCAAATATAGCAAGTAATGTAAGTAAAGGTACTAGAAATAACTTTGCATTAGGACAAGCATAATAATATAAGATGCCAACAATAGAAGAATTATTTAGAAGTAAAAAATTAAGTAGTGGTAAAACCGCTGAGCAAGAATATGCTGTCCGTAATAGTAAAGATAATGAATTAACATCAGCTGGTGGTTTAATGGGATTGCCTTTTAAAGCAGCAACAGCAATTAGAAGAAAGGCATCAATTGTTGGAAAAGAAACTTTAATAGAAGAAGAAACAACAGGATTGAGAATAATAAGTAAATTATCTTCACCAATTATATATGGTACTAAAATAGCAAGATTCACATTACAACAAAGTGATGATGTTGAGGAAATGAAAAGTGCAAATAATGTATCAGCTGGTAATGGTGGATTATTAGGTGGTTTGGTAAATTCAGTTAGGGGAGCAATCAATTCAGTAAAATCAGTATTGGGTGTTCCGCAAAATATAACACCAACTAAAATATATTTAAATAAAACAGAATTTAATAGCGAATCTATTCCTTCGTATAAAACAAGGATAGTATTAGATAAAATTAAAAAAAATGCAGCTGGAAGTCTATTAGGTAAATTTATATCTCAAAATATAAATGGTACTCCTGGCCAAATAGGAGATAATATACCTGGTGCAGCTGCAGAAGCAGGTAAAAAAGCATTAAAAAATTTACTATTAGGTAGTGGTAATTCTGGACAAATAAATTTAGCAAAAAATCAAGGTAATAGTTATGGTATTTATGCTTCGGTTAGATGGGGAGATAAAATTCGGTTAGATGAATTTTTCTTATTTGCTTCAAATCCAATGCAATCTTCTAGTACTAGAGAAAATTTGTATTCTAATTCAAAAAAACGTAGAGATGATAACATATATGATAGAAATGATTTATCAACCTCATGGACAGTAATTCAAGATGATGGA